AGGTTCGCGGTTTGCGGTGTCGCTGTATCGACAATCTCCAAACCTTGCTCCGCCAGGCGATGGGCGGCCAACTCGCGTGCGTGCGCGAGGCCGCGCCTCCTCTCGGGCGTTTTCTCCGCCCACGCGTAAAATTCAAGCGATGTGATTCCCATGTCACGCGCCAAGTGTGTAATTGGCTTCCCATCCGCGATAAGCGAAAACACTGTATCCGGTCCGCCAAACTTGTGGACAACTTTGTTGACAATAGCCGCGATGTCACGTTTCTTCTGATTACTCATCTCCACCACCGCGCCTTGCGCTTCGCGCAGAGCGCGCTCTTCCTCGTCAACCTCCGCGCTACCCGCTACAACGCCACCAATCTCCGCATCACGCGCTTTCTCATCACTCATCACTTCTTCCCCTTTGTTCGCATATCCTCAAACACCTTCATCGTCTTATCGCTCAAAGTGTAAGCGTCCTTTGTATCCTTGCCAAATACAGGCTCAACGTCATCCGGCACAATGATCGACATCACTTCGCAACCAGGTATCTCGCGCTTAAGTCTCACGGCTTGCGTAAACACTGGCGCGGCCAGGATCACCGCCAACTCTTCCAACGTCCACACGTCAACACTTGGACGCTGCAACGAATACGCCCAAGCCGAGTCAGCGTTAGCCGCCACACCGAAAACACTCCCATCGTCCCGCTGACCCTCCATGACATCAACCGTTACCTGTTCCGCGCCAAGCGATTCAGCTTCCTTCTCTAACGCGTCATACGCTCTAATCATCCCGCCACAAGCCGAGCGATACCCTTCAACGTCACGCGCTTGATACGCCAACCGACAACGCGCCAACTGTTTCCAAAACCTTAAGCGCGTTTCCTCACTCACTAATTCCGCCAAACGATCCAATCCCCAGCGCTCATCCGCTTTGCGCTTCCTCGCCATGACGTTCACCGCCACAGCATTCATCGCCAACAGGATCTGATCCTTCTCTTCAAACGGTTGCTTCAATCCGTCAAACGGTGAGCCGCCATGAAGATCCGTATGAACCTTCCCTCTTCGCTGTTTACCCGCCATAACATCAACTCCTTCCTTTTTCGTTTTCCACTTCCCACTTCCCGCTTCACACTTTCCGTTGTAGCCGCCATGGGAAAAACATAAAACCCCTAGCATCCTACTTAACCGTCCGAAACATTGAAGCGTCCTATGTGTGTGTATTTCATATACACACACACATTTAGGACGCGTTCGCTTTTTGTTCGTCATTCATTTCGGACTATTTCGGACGCTATTTCGGACGATTTCGGACGCTTTTTACTCATTTCGGACACCGCTATTTCGGACAATTTCGGACGTTTTACCTAATTCGGACGCTTTTCACGCTTTTCGGACGCTAACGCCAATGTTATTTCGGACAATTTAGGACGCTAAAACTCATTGCTACTGTTTCCTGGCTGAAACGCTATCCAAACCCATTCATCACGCATGGCGGTGTAACCCATGTCGGATAGCGTGTCGCGCAATTCCTTCCACCGTTTGCGCTTATCGCTTTCCTCAACATCGCTTCCGAGTCGCTTATAAACTTCTTCTCGCCAGGCTTCAATCGTCACGCATCGGTGCCTTTCGCCTTGCATAATCCGATACTCGCCCTGCGTCTTTACGACATGGCGCAACGCTTCTCTTCCGACCACTTGATGCTTTCCTCGTCCTGCTTTTTTACCTTTTCCTGATGGCGGCTCAAACGAATCAATGGTTAGTTCGCCACTAAAGTTCTTCACCACAAGCGTTCCAGCGCTCGACGCATCAAATCCCAAACCTAATAGTTGATCTGATGGCGGCTCCAACGAAACGCTTTCAAGGCTGAAAAGAATTTCAATGCCATCTTGACCATCCTTTTGCTTTGTCAGCTTTAGTTGCCCTGATAACTGTTCCTGATGGCGGGTAATCTCAATCTGCGTGTCAACGGCACCCAGGAAACTCGAATGCCCTCTGAGTCCTAATGACGCGTCTTTTCCTGAGTGATGCACAACAAGTAACGCAGCTTGTGTGGCGGCTTGAAGCCTTCCGCATTGCGCGATAAAGGCACCCATATCTTCACTGGCGTTCTCGTTGCCACCGGCGAACGCCCTGGCCAATGTGTCGATAATGATTAACCGCGGTTTCTCGATCTCGCTCTCCGCGATGGCGAGCAAAAGATCCGTGAAATCAGCTTCCGATGATCTCAGGTTCACTTGCGAACGGATGACGCCAACTGGTATGTCGTTAAAGCCATAATCCTTTCGAAGCCCTGCGATACGCGTGCCAATACCACCATGCCCTTCACCTGCCACATACAACACGCCACCTTGCTGTTGGACCTCATGGCCAAGCCATGCTTGTCCACTTGCAACCATGGCGGCCATGTGCAAGGCAATGAATGACTTAAACGTTCCTGGTGGCCCGTATAGCGCCATAAAGCCACCCTCTGGAACGATCTTGTCGATCAACCATTTCACCGGCTCATCTTTGGCGTCACGCCACATCTCAACGCGAAACCTGCGTGGCGCTTGATCGCTAAACGGTTCCGATTCAGGTGTGACTGACTCCGGTTCCTTTTCGGCTTTCTTCTCGTTAACTAATCGCTCTGGCGGCTCAATCGCTTCGCCTTGCCAGACTGGCGTTTCATGTACCAGCGCTTTCAGGTCTTCAAGATCATTTTCTTGATCGAGCCACTCGTAAGCATCATCACCAATCACATCCATGCCTAAGTCAATGACACGGATCTGCGCTGCCACGCCTTGCAAGGCACTGGCAACTTTGGCGGCATAACGCCAGCCAGGTAAATCGTGATCCGGTAAGATCACAACGTTTCTGTCTTTGAAATAAGGCGTGATAGCTTCTGGCCAATCCGATGCTCCGGCGTGCGCTGATACCGCCACAACGCCAAGAAATGCCGCTAAATGCTCTGCCGCTTTCTCGCCTTCCGTAATAAACACCACTTTGTTTGGATTGGCGGACATCAGCGGCAATTGAAACGGTATCGGCTCCCAACCTGAAATCGTTGGTATCCGCTGCCCTTCCACGATCCTAAACTGCCTATACGTTTTCCTACCGTCTGGAAGCTCATAACGCACCTTTTGAGCCGTTATCTCGCCATCGTCAGTTACATAGTCCCAAGCATAGACTTCGCGCAACCTGATCGGTTTTACGTTGTCCAATTGATCGTTCCTTAATGTTCTTGGCGGCAATGAGTTCCACGCAAGCCTTCCATCGCCAAGCATGGGTTTGACAGCGTTAAACACTGACTCTTGATCGCACCCACCGAAACACCTAAACAGCAACTTATTATCGCCATCCGTGATGGCAAGCGATGGGTTCTTATCACCGTTCCCACTGCCATGGCCTGGTACAGGGCAAGACGCTAACCACCCGCGCTTATAACGCTTGGCGTTACCAAGCATCTTCGCCATTTGTTCTGCGTTCATTGACTCCCCTTTCTATGGCGTCAAAAAACCCCGACTAAAAAGTCGGGGCGCGTTCCGTTGTGACGCTTAGAATTCTTCATCCACCTTGGGCGCTGGCGCAATCGGTGCTTCGTCTTCGCCATCCATCGCCGCGGGTCTCGGTATCCATTGCACCAATTCCCATTTCGGCTTGCGCGTGTTGCCCTTACCAACTTTCATCAGTTCCGCGCCAACGTATTTCACAACAGGCACCTTACCTTCGTTCACGGCTCGATCTTTGGCGCACATCATATAAAGCCCTTCAAGCGCCATGTTTGAGCCGGCACCATTCGATGACCACTCAACCATGCCAAGCGCTTTGCTGTAAAACCGCGCAACGAATCCGCGCTTGTGCGCTTCGCTTGGCTGCGCACCTTTCCGTCCTAACTCTGGGTCCGGTTGCCAATCACGCACACCCACATCCAAATGCAACCAACCCGTTTGTGTGGCGTCAATGTCAAACACCATTTGACCCATTTGGATTTCCTGGCCTTCTTTGTTCGTCCACGCATTTGCTTGTGGCGAGAAACGAATATAGGGAAGTCCAGATCCACCACCAGATAGTCCTAACATGAGAGTTTCCTTTTGAAGCTTTAAGCGGTGAAGTTTGGCGCCTTCTTGCGCCCAAGTGTTAAGCCACTTGATTCGGATGTCACCAATTCATCCAAATGCTGATAAATCTCTGGAAATTGCTTTTCCATTTGCGCGGGTGTTAAAGGCGTGACCTTATACGCGCCTTTTGTTTCGCTGACAAATTCCAACACCTGGCGCTCGCTGCGCCACTTGCGCTGCGCGCGCTTGGCGACTAGCTCCCAATCCGCAAGCGCGCGCCCATCTTCTAAGGCTTTCGTTGCCCGTTGTTTGATGGCGTTGATCGTTTGCTCGGCATCATCCGCCACGCCAAGAAGGGCATTGATTTCTGTATCACTAAGTGCATCAACTTCTTTCGTGTTGGCAATCATGTACACCTTGCCAACCTTTTCAGGACACGCTGAACGCGCAGGGCACCAACGACAGTGCGCACCTTCATTCGTTGGCGAGTCAGCGCGCATCGTTTCTGCGATGGCAGGATCAAGCACTGACTGCTTCCACGCCATCAGATCATGGCGGCTCATCTCATGCACTTTAATCGCCGGCTCTTCCCGCGGTTGCACGATGACTAATTTGAAGGTTTCAACCGTTTTGGGTACGGTGTTTAACAAGCCACAAGCATAGATTTTCAATTGTGGCGAGTCAGGGCTAACGCTGATCATGCCTGTCTTAAGATCCGCCACCACGCAATCCGTGTCACTAAACGCCACACAATCAGCCGTTCCAAAGACATTGGCACCTGATAAGTTCGTTACCGTCACGCGCTTTTCGATCAGCGCTGCACCGTAATCGTCTTGCTCCAAGTCCGTCACAAATTGTGTGTACACATGCGCCCAATGCGCCATTTCATCCGTGATCGTGATGCCATCAATCTCTTGTCCAATATACCCATTGGGTGAAACGCCAAGCTCTAAAACCATTTGCGATAGAGAATGAACGGCTGTACCGATTTGCGCTGCCTCGCCAGCCGGTGAGCGTGGAATGCCGCGCGATAAACGAATGGATGCTGGACATGCAATCCACCTGTCTGCGGCTGATGGCGACCATTCAGAATGTTGTGTCATTGTTTTCCCTTTGCTTTGTAATACCAGGCCCAAGCACCGTGTTTTCCATTAACCCACTTGTACTTTAATTCCCTCTCAACCAATCCTCGTGCCATCAGAGTTTTTAGGTGCTTCCTTGCGCCTTCAGTCGTACAGCCGAAATGCTCTGACAACTCGATGAGCGAGTAAGGCTGCGTAAGGTGAGCAAGGTAAATCTTCTCGGTTTTGGTCAGCGGTTTGTGTTTACGTAGGATCTGTTTGACTAACCATTTGACTTGATCCGTGTGGTGAACAAGTCCGAGGTTATGCGCCATTCTTTGAATTTCAGCGCCGGTCATTGCTCACCTCTTGCTCTGTCAACTCCGAAATGTTCTTTAATCGCTACTTCATTATCTACACACTTCTCGGCACAGATTTCAAAATTACTGGCAAAGAGTTCATCTTTTTCTTCTGCTGATAATTTATAGAGTCTTTCGGATTCTGCTCTCAATACATTGGCACATTCCCGAACAATCAACTCGGCGAACTTTTCATAGTCGAACGTGTTATATGGACGAGATCCAACACACTGTTCAGCAAGTTCTCGGATTCGTTCGTTCATTGCTCACCCCTTGCTCGTATGGCTTCGGCGCACATCGCTGCAAGACCTTTGGTGTAATACTTTTGAAAAACTTCTTGCCGTTCCTCGCACAACTCCGCACACGCCTCACGCTCTGCTGCTGCGACAAGTGCAGCGAAGCGTTCAAGCTCAGAAACGCCACAGCGATGCGGCTCTGTCCAGCCGTTACTAGCTCGAAGCAGTCCAGCCTCTTTGGCCATATCAATAATGTCGTCTTTTGTCATAAATACCTCCTCGCCAAAAGGCTAAACACAACGCTGATGGCGGCACAAGCAAACCCAGTAAATATCCACTCTGGAACCTTCAACGGATTCCAGACCCAAGGTGATTTGTTGAACGTCATGATGTCTTGAATCCACACTTGATCGGATTCGACATAATTGATTTGTGGCGGCTGATACGCGCTACCTATCTTCACGCGTTTTTCTGGTTTCACTTCAATCCATTCAACCGTGTTTCCTCTGATTATCCAAGCCATGCTTTTTTCCCTTTCGCGCTCTCACGCGTTCCTGTTGATGTACTAACCGATGGCAATTGCTGCATAGCGCAATGCACTTTGTTTTTGCTTCTTCGATTGCTTGCTTAACTGCGTTGTTTTGCAGCAAGCGTACAATGCGTTTCTTGTCTGTCTTGATGACGTGATGAAAGTCAAGCAACACTGGATTAGAAATACCGCAATGCGCGCAAGCGTATTGGGACTTGAATTCGTCCCATTCTTTTCTTGCTTTTTGTTTTTGCTCTTTTGCTTTGGCGAGGTAGCTTTCGCGGTTCTTCTCAAAAAATCGTTTTGAGTAGACCCGTTGCTTGGCTTTCCTAACCTCTGGATCTTTATAAGGCAAGGTCTCGGCGCCAATAGATCGTGCGCTCCGATCCCCATGGCTTGCTTGGCTCGAATAACTTGAACCCGCACGCAATAAGCGAATTGGCGGACGCTGGATTGTCCGTTGTATCGCTCACCGCCCAGCGCATACCAATGGACCTGGCAAACGCTGTGCGTCTTGAGATCAAACGCTTTTGGATACCAAAACCTTGGTGCGACAACATCACGCCAGCACGCGCCAGGTAAACCGTATCCTCCCACTGACTCGATTGCATCAAGCAACCAAACCCGCAAGCCTCTTCCCCGCGGTACGCTACCCACCACCATCCTTGTGATGGGCATATCACGCGATCCGCTGGCAGGATCTCGCGTTGCATATAACGCAACAGCACTTCCGTGTTTGGTGTGCTCTCCACTTGCTTGACGTGGTAATTCCTGCGTTTCATGGAGGCAATATTGTGCCATGATTGATATAACTTTCAATGTCAGTCTTGTGTCTTGTCATTTGTCCAGTAACGCGACCAAAGCATTTCTTTTTTGCGTTTGGCGTAACGCTCAACAAGCCACTTCGTTGATCGCTCCATGCCGCCAGCACAAACCCACCACTCTTTCTTCGAGTAGTGCGGCACGAACATCACATCGCCAAGCATATAAACGGGCTGTTCAATGACTTCTTGTTTTTCTTCACTCACAACGATCCCTCTCACTAAGAAAATCAGAAACACGCGCTGTCCATGTCAGATGGTCAACGCGACAGGAATAAATCTTATAAGAAATGTTTTCCCTCAAATCCATCAAGCGCTCAACGCACTGATGGATTTGCTTTTCAAATGACTCGTCACCTTGACCGTGTTCATAATTTGCAACCGATGGATTGACACTCTCTTCATTCAAATTGCTCATGACGGGTCGATTCATCATGAGCGCTGTACACATGCGATCATGTGGCGATGAATCCCAATTCGCATCAAAGTTAACTAAGCCGGCATAATGTTGGACCATCACGCCAAGCGCTGCATGGGGTTGCTGTCCCACATAACGCCAATTGTCCACCTCGCCAAAATGTTCAAACCAACCAGTTCCTGCAATATCAACGGGCTTGCCTTTGAGCGCTGACATCACACGCAATCTTCGATGGCGTTTCATCGCCGCATCCAACTTGCAATAAGCATCAAGCAACAATGGCTCTTCGAGCAATCGTTGATATTCATCATTGATGTTCATTACATGGCTAAGAACGTTCCAATGGCTTTCGCTAAAACTTTTCTCTGGGTAAAACAATTCAACGTCATCTTTGAGATCAATCGTTTGGCGAACCTCGGCCACGGTTTCTTTGAGCGTGTCTTTGATCGTTGCAAGCTCATTGCCAACACCGCCAAACACCAACAAGCGATCAGGAAACATGGGTTCTTCTTGAATCGGTGGCGCTGCAAACGCTCCAAATCCCATGCCTGGCGCTTTGATGTCCATGTAAATCGGCGTGACTTCATCAGCAAACACGATGTTCAGCGCACCCTTTTCGCGTGACTTTTTGATGTACGCTTTGACTTCAGGCACGCGATTCAAATCGTTATGAAATGAATCAATGACGTAATACGTCACGCGCTTGCCCATGTCTGCTGCCGCTTCCCAAAGGTAAACATCACCCAACTTCACCTTAAGCGGCAATGCGCCAACAATGAAAAGCTCATCAATGCTCAATAAAGTTCCTATACCGGCAAATTGCCGGTCTAAATCTTGATTGATATTGACAATGTGTGGCTCAAATCCGCAAGCCGCAAAACCCACTGCGATTTGGCGAGCAAAGTTTTCTGTTACTCCTGTCGGATGCGCGTTTGTCATCACAACAATGCGTCTTGTCGTTTTCATGCGCCCACCCTAAACCATTGCTTTGCGTAATGTGGTCTGTTCTCCACAATCCATGGCGCTGCATCGCCAACCAGTTGCTTGACATCCGTTCCAACGGTTTGCGATCCAGCGTGATGAACATACGCGCGCGACACGAAATGCTTGTAACCTTTTTCTCGCAAGTCAGCGCAAATCACATCATCGCTAAACCAATTGATCGGCGGGAAACGGCACTCGGCAAACGCTTTAGCTGATAAGTAAGCAAAGATCGGGCTGATCACGTCCACGGGTTTGATGGCGTCTTCACTCTTCCAACGGCACATCTCAATACCGTCACCCTCGTTGCGCGGCACTCGGATGTTTTGTGGCGGTCTAACGAAATCACTTCTTGCCGCCACGAAACCAAGATTCTTGCAAACCTTTTTCAGTGCCTGAACGTCATCGAGTATTAACGCCATCGTTGTTGGAGTCAGCACGATGTCATCGTTGGCGACAATAAACCCTTCATCGTCACCAGCAAATGCGTCAATCGCTGCGTTGTAGTCATCGCCAAAGTTCCCATGGGCGCCATGGAAGATGCAGATCTGTACGCCTTTGGCGTAATGAAAAACGCTGCTTTTCATAACGTGAAGTGACTGACTTCCTGTTGTTGAAACAATGATCTTCATGCTGGCCAATGCCCAATGCGTCGCAAGCAATCAATGGCGCGTCTGCGTACCACGGCATCTTGAAAACGCCCGTATTGCTCCAAACCTTTGAGCGTTTCAATGCAATCGTTCAAATCTTCAAGCGCATGTGAATACTTGCTCTCAAGATCACTAACCGTCTTAGCGCGTTTCTTTGGCGCTTCGGGCTGTTGATCGTCAATCGTGAATTCATCCATAAAGCGGTTCCTTATAAGTTTGTGGAAACGGGGTAACAACTGAATCATAATCTTCAAAGTTGCGCAGCATTTGCAACTTTCGTATGAGTTCCGCCTTGAAATTCCATGCGCCAATGATGAATAAACACTTCTCGCGCAACTGCGCCACGTTGCTTAAGGCAATGATTTGTTGCGTTGAGTTCGGCAGAAACTTGCCAATCTTCATGGGCGATTCATCCACAATGACGTGAGGATCATCATTAACGGCTTGCATCAACGTCACGGCTTTGGCGGCACACCCAACCATCACCACGATATAGCCATCACGCTTGGCCTGCTTAATGATTGAGCGCATGGATTGAATATTGCGCGTCACGGCATCCGTGAAACGCGCACCGTCAGCAAATGAATAACGCTTGATGCTTCCTACGTTCCAGCGACCTTCCTCGAAACGCTCTGGATCTGGATAAGCATCGCGCTTGCATACCGCGGCAAGCATTGATCCGCCATGCACACTAACGCATTGCGTCCACGCCACACGCATGTTGGCGTGCGAGCAGGCAATGTTGAATGAAGTGATGGTGAAGAAGGAAAAGTGCTCGTGATAAATCGTGTCATATTCGCCGTTCTCTAGCATGTGCATTTGGCTTACTTGAATGAACGCCACACCATCATCTTCAAGCGCATCATGGATGCCTTTTAAGAAGTCAATCGGCTTATCGTTGTGCGCCAACACGTTCATGGCGATGATCACGCCGTACTTTTGATTACCTGTGTCGAATGGCCAATAGTCTTGCGTGACATACACACCTTTGGCGGCTGACTGCGCTACCAGGTTCTTGGCAGGCTCTACGCCTTCGACGTACTTGCAACCTCGGTCTTTAAGTTTTCTTAATAACGTTCCATCATTCGATGCTATCTCTAAGATAGCTTGATCTTCATAGTGACGCGCCACGTTGCTAGCGAACCAATCAAAGTATTCGTTAAGCGTGTTGCTCGTGCCGCTGACGTACAAGTATTTGTCAAATAGCGCTTTGGCGTCGTAAGCAACTTTCTGCATAACGTGCGTACAGTCTTTGCACATTTGCGCTGCCAACTGCGCGCATTGAATGAATGTGTTCGGGTGGTCTTGCAAAGCATTTGCCGGTGGTTGATCGCCAAGGTCAAAGATGGTTTTCATATCGCGTGACTGGCAGACAAGGCATTCAGTAATTCGTTTCATAGGCTCGTTTGAAGTGTTCGCATCGCTCTGCAAGTGAGAACAACTGCGGAATTGTCGGGAGCGAGAACGAATAAGTGCCATCATCCTCGCCAAATGCCACTGGGACTTTGTGAGCATGTGCAACCTCATGGGCAAGCTCGCCAATGGTGAGCGAATAAGAAGCAACGGGAATTAATCCCTGCACCTGATCGTCATCCATGATTTCTAAGATGCGATCCGCCAAATCATCATGGAATAAGATGCTTCGCATGGCGCTTGGATTCGTAACGCGCACAACGCCTTGTTCTATCGCTGAACGGTTCATCGCGTTGAAAATCAAATGCCATCGCATCTTTGGCGACCAACCGCTGACCGTTCCCATGCGCAAGCCAACAACGCGCTTTCCCATATACTTAGCCACCAAGTCGAATGACAACTTGGAAGCGTCATAAGCGTTTTCGCGCTGCTCATCAGCAATCACACTTGGCGATGTGTCGCGTTTTGACAACAACGAACCTGTTGAAGCGTAGATCAAGCGAGTGTGCGGTTTGATGCGCTCAAGAAGACTTAGTGGAAACACAACGTTCTCTGCGATGGCGCGCGACGGTTCCATCTTGGCGTCAGCAACGTTTGACGTGCCGGCGAAGAACAAGATTTCATCAAACGCTGCAAGCACTGACGTTTGCATGTCCAAGTAATCCATGCCCGTCTTCAGATCGCACGCAACAACATTCACTTCGCCGGCAATGTTGGCAACTAACTGACTGCCAACATAACCTTCCGACCCAATAACTAAAACGCGCTTCATCGAATCTTATCAAGCGTTGCCAGCGCTGCACGCTTCACTTCATCGCTGATGGCGTAACCATAGTCATCAGGACTCGTTAGGTGGCCAATGAATTGACGCGCAACGCGCAACTTGTTATCCGATTCAGCCGCCAATTGGCGTGTGTATCGCAACAACTCTTTTAGGTTTTCAATCTCTTGTGTGCTCATCCATAACCCCATAAAGACCAATCAAAGCGGCATCAGCGCGCCCATCATCCTTTTTGCGCGAGAACGCCGACGCGTGTTGTGGAAACATTTGTTGCGCTAATGCCCTTGCGCCATCCTTGCCGCCTGTAAGGCGCACCTTGCGCTGCCAGGTTAGCGGCTGCACAAAGTGATAAGGAATCTGCAAAGATGCAAGCACGCCCTCGATGTTTCCAAGCGACCTTCCAAAACTAAACATCGAAACGACACCTTGGCCAGGCATGGCGGACACTTGTTCAATGTAAGCAGTTACATCATGCTCAATCGTTAGTGCCGCCAAATGTGTGTGTAGCTCGTGTGGCGACACAAAGTTTTTGACCGCCTTTCCAACTTGGCGCTGTACCAATGGCATGTCAATCACATCAACAAGTTTTTTACCGTCCAGCGTGGCAATGCCACCGCTGATACCAGGGTCAATACCAACAATGAGTTTTTTCATAACTTTCCACTTATCACCTTAAAACGGAAAGTGTCCATCTTTTTCCGACGAACGGCAAAAAAAAGACCCGCAAGCGGCGGGTCGAATAACCAACAGGAGGGAGTTCCGGTTTCTACTCTACACCAATACCAAGGTATGGCGCAAGACCAATTTCACGCGCTTTTCTGCGCAATTGCGTTGCAACGGGCTTGATGCTCATCGTGGTGGCTTTCTGCATCATTTGAGCCGCCAACTTTGGATCAAGCATGGCTTCAACCATCAAGCGTGAAATTTGCTCATCAGGTAGTTTGTAAAGAAAATCAAGTGGACGCGCCAGCGTGCGAAGCGTTGTGTTGGACGCCAACGCGTCAGAGAAAACAGCGCCAATCAAGTTGGCGGTTGAAAAGTTTTTGAATGTATCGCTTCCAGGTCTTTGCGCCACTGCTGATGTGATGGATGCTGAACGATCAAGATCGCGCATCAAATCGTCAACTTGCCTTGCCTGTGACTCTGAGAGCGTCTTGTTAAGCTCTTCTGCGCGTGATCTTAACTGTTGGCGTAACTTGGCCTGGCTGAATATATCCATGCCTGTCGTTGCATCTGGAGCCGCCATAGTTGAGCGCGCTTTAACTTCTTGCAACACACGCATTTGGTCAATGGGCCTACTCATCTTTGAGTATTGCGACAAGTAATCCTTAAATCCTGGCGATGCTGACTCAAGCACATCATCCAAAACATCACGCACTGCAATCAATTCGCGTGACGCCAAACGCAAGCCAGGGTCAGACTTTTCAAGCGCACCTGATATGGCGTCATTAATGTCCTTGCGGACGTTGTAAATGCGCTCTGGCGTATCGCCAGCGTTCTCAATGCGTCCGCGTAACCACGTCATGGCTTTTTCAACGGGTTGGCGATTACCTGTTGCGCCAGACAGTACATTCTCAACGGCAGCAGTGATGGGTGTCGTTGCAACGGGTCCAAATTCGTTCAGTGATTTGGCGAATGCCGCTTCACGCATGGGAGCTGTAACCGCTGAACGTTTGGCTTCCGCCGCGGCGATTGCCTCCGGCCCGCCGCCAGATAAACGGTTTAGCAACTGCATTCTTGCTGCATTGCTTTCCGATATGCGTTGACCAATTAAGTTTTGGACATCAAGCGTTTTTGCTAATGGGTTTTGCAGCGCCATCAAGCCAGGGTCCATGGACGCTTCAGCAGTCATGGGGCGTGAGCCAGGCACATACTCTTGTGCACGCAATAGCGCTTGTTGTGCGCGCTCAGGATTCGTGGCGGAACGTTGCAACACTTGACCGGCAATCACTTCTCTACCTTCTTGCGTGAATGGCGATACAACCTGCCTTGCACGCTGCGCAACGTTTCTTCCAACGATTGGCGCTGTACCTGGTGCAACGGAACCAATAACGCCAAGACCGAGTTGCGCCAAAGGTCCAAGCCCTTCTTCGCGCCCTAGACTGGCGGCAGTGGCGCCTGTGCCAGCGGCAATGGCTTGCGTTCGCGGATCTGTTGCAAGCGTCCTTAATACTTCTCTTAAAACGGGTGATGTCACGGCTTGCGATGCCAAGCGAGCGCCACCGGCAAGCGCGCCTGTGCCAGTAAGTGCTTGCGCAACGTCTTGCGATATGCGCTCTTGCGGCGTTTCTGCCTCCGGCAGTCCTGCCGCTGTAAGCAATCCTTGAAGTGATTGCGATGGCGGCGTGGCAATTTGGCGCCCTGCCGCTGCATTCATTAACGCCACCAAAGGATCTGCAAACATGGTTGGCAGTGATGCGGCACCCGTGATGGCGGCTCTTGCTGTAAGTCCTAACTGCCTTCCAATGCCGCCAGCCGATGGTGGTGATACTTGTTGCGCTTGCCTAGATTGCTGAAGTGCTTGTTGTACTGGAGAGCGATCAACGATTATTTGGCGAATGGCCTTTTCAATGTCTTGATTGGCCATGTCATCAGGAAAATCAACCGATCCAATGTTTGGTATTTCAACGGTTTTTGCCATGATCAATACTCCACCAAACGCCCGTTCTCCCACTTATAGCGCTTTCCTGATGACGGTGGCGCTTGTGGCGGAACGGCTTGAACCTGTGACATAGCATTGCCAGCGGATGTTTTCATGGCGTTAATTGCAATCTGTCTTGAGCGTGACTTTTGAGCAATCACTTCTGGCGAATCACCGATTTGCGGGAAATAAGTTTTTATTTCACGCGCCATCTCTTCATCGCCAATCACGGCGCCTGATTCCTTACGAAGTTTTGAGCGCACCCAGTCTTCTTGCGCCTGGCGCACTTGTTGCTGCGCTGGCGTCATCAATGATCGCTCTGCAACGCCACCAACAAGCGGAATTGCGCCAACCGCGGTTGCAATAGTTCCTGCGCGCTGCGCTTGCGATGGCGCTTGGCCGATAATGCTTTCGGCTTCAATCATGCGGCTTGCGTAACCAGCAGCGTTCAACTGTCCTTCAGTGGGTTTTGTTCCGCCGCCCTTGACAACTTCTCCAGTTGGCGTTGTAACGGGTAGCGCTGCCCCACCAGGCGTAACAGGTACATACTGCAAACCTTGATCTGTTTCTTTGATCTGATAATTACCGCGGTTAAATTCTTGCTGGCGAAGACCAAGTCCTGCGCGCTCAAGGCCAACGCGTTGATTTTCAAGTCTAACGCGCTCTTCTTCAAACCCAAGTCGTTTAAGGTCAGCAGGTCCAATGGCTTTGGGTATCCGCTGAACAATGGTTCCTGTGCCTTTATCCATGATCAAGATTTCCGCGCCTGTATCAACTTGCGTTTGATCTGGATTTGGCTTGACGTCAAGAACGCGAATGTTGCCGCGCTCACTCACAATGTAAGTTGAAGGTTGGCCGCCAATAATGCCAGACTGTGGCGCTCCAAACTTTTCTTCGGCTAGCTTGGCGGCATACTCCACGCCCTTTTCATAAGGCATTGAAGCAATCAAAGCGCGTTGCTCTTTTGTTAGATTCGCAAAAGGTTGTTGCGCCATCGCTGATTCTTGCGCCGCTGCCGCGGCTTGCGTTGGTCCGCCACCCTGTGCAAGCGCTTGTTGACCAGCGGCAAATTGTTGCGCCTGTGTTGGACCTTGGATAGCTTGGCGGAATGCTTGCTCTTGTTGCTGGTTGCGCTGCATTTGTTGAAACTGCGCACCAAGAATCTGTTGTTGCAACGCTTGCTGTCTTGCCTGTTGCAACCCTTCAGCGGCAGTGCCGCCACGCGCTAACGAAGATCCAATATTTGCAAGCGTCATCCAGCGTTGGCGCATACGCTCTTCTTCATCCATTGCTGGCGTGGGCAATCCTGGTATCGTTGAAATGCGATCAAGTCCAGCGCCAAAACGTTGCAGGACATTTGGCGATGCACCTTGCATAGGTGATTCTGGCGAATTCGGCAGCGTGCTATACGATGGTCCGCCAAAAAGAAAGTCTAAAAGCGCCATATTTAACCCCTTGTGCGGCGATCAAGCTCTTTGACCGCTTCAACCAGCAAACCAGTGACTTCAGGATAATTAACCATCTTCATGCCGTTGCCGCCATAAGCCACGGCGTTTGGCATCACACGTTCAACTTCTTGCGCCATCACGCCGCCCGTTGGCATGTCGCTTCCTTTGTATTCGTATTCGTAACCGTTCATGCCGCCAAGCGCAGCAAGTGGTGACTTCATCTTTGAAATGTTTTCCTTCATGCGCTTATCGGAAGAAAACAGATAAGCAAGCGCCGCAACGTTGCTCAATCCTTGCCCAAACTGTTGTGCGCCGGAAAGGTTTTGCGTTGTTTGCTGTGTTCCACCCGATGGCATTTGCGTAAAACCCTGTTGAAGGATTTGCAATTGCTGAAGTGGATATTGCTGTTGGCGCATAAAGTCTTGATACGCCAAATCCAAATTAGCTTGATTCATGGCTTGCTGTTGAGCGCCAACACCTTGCAGTCCTGCTGCGGCTTGTTGGCGCAAACCAATGTCTTGCGCACCGAGCGCAGCCGCCTGGCCAAATCCTTGCTGCGCTAATTGCGCCGCGGCCTGAGCGCCAGTTTGCAGCGCCGCTTGTTGTTGCAACGCTTCTTGCACTGCTTGGCGCGTTCCGCCGTATGCGCCAGCTTTGGCGGCTTGCGCGCGGGTTTGCTGCTGTTGCATCAATCGTTGATTCTCGATGTTTTGCAGCGTATTCTTGATCACTTGCTCGTTGTACGGGTTATAAAATTGCTGCATAGATTCGCCGAGGCTTAATGGTGACTGGCGGATCGCTGCCATAGCTTCTTGCTGCGGTTGTGTAAATCCTGCAATCCTTGGTCCGCCATAAGCCTGATAAGGTTGCTGTGCAACCTGTTGAGCAAACGCATAGTTTTGAAGCGCTGCTTGTTTGAATTCAGGATCAGGTTGGTAAGTTGATGTTGATCCGCCGCCGCCTTTACTCATTTCTTCAACTCCTTGGACATGACTGTCCATTTCTCTTGATAACCTTCATCCGCCAAAAACGAACGAATCCAACCTCGTCTTCCGGCTAACGTGACTCGTTGACATCCGATTGATTCGGCCCAATGCTCAATGATTGGGCGCATACGCGCGAGTTCTTCGAGGTTCCCGCCAGCAAGAAAATAGTGCAGCGCTTTGAGGCGAGGGTAAACCTGAATCTCTGTGATGACTGCTGACTGCGCACCTGGCCAAAACTGCATCGTTTTGGCGGTAATTGCTCGTTCAATATCGTCGATATTATGCGTGCCGCCGCTGTATTGCAATGCGGATTCAATGATCGGTATGCACCGTTTCCAATTGGCGGCATCAAAGGCATTCATGATGTCGCCAGCAGTCCATTGTTGACAAACTGAGGTTGATTGATCGTTGACAATAAACCTTGCACTGGCGCGCCACCCGTTAACTGATTCAAGTAAAAGTCATACGGTTGAAGTTGAACGTTTTGCGCTGCCGTGTTGTAACCAGAAAATAGTTGCGCTTCAGGTGATGATCTGATTGCTTGGCGTATGTCACCGATTGATGTGCCTTGGCCATACACATCACCAAGCCAATAGTTGTAATCTGCTTGCGTTGGCGTGCGACCCAGTGACATGCGATATTCACGATTCAGCAAGGCTTCGGGTGATGTTGCAATGCTTTCCTGAATCGCGCCAGCGTCAATGCCTTTGGCTAATTCGCCACCCCAATAATTTAAGTCGGCTTGCGTTGGCGCGCGTCCTAGCAAACCTTGATACCAACTCGTGACTTGTTGGTTGTATGCAGCTCGATCATCTTCTGGATAATCGCCAATTGAATCATTACCAGATCCAATCAAATCGACCAAAGCATCAAGACCTTCTGTGTTTTGGTTGTTTGTGTAATCTGTATCAACCGTATCCTGGCCTTCAATGACAATATTTTCTTGCTGACTGCCGCCAGGTTTGATCGTTGCCGATCCTTTTTTGTCATCAACCACTGTATCGTCAAGCAAGCCACCACCGCCACCAACAGGCGCACCACCTCCAGCGCCACCACCGGTAACATTGTCATCAACGGTGTCATCCGTGTCCGCATCATCACCGGCTGTTGTGTCTTCGCCAGTGATCGTGTCAATATTTCCACCTCCGGCAGGCGGCTCACCTGAATAAGTCCGCCACGTATCGCCAGAAACAATCTGGATTGGCTTTATTTGACCAGTGTTGGTAAATAGCAACGATTCAGGGCCAAAGCCATAACGTGTGTAATCGCCAGCGTATGGCGTATAAGTGCGACCCGCTAAACCTTTTTCCGTGATGCCTTGCATTTGCCTGTTGGCGGTAGCTTGCTTTGCAGCGTTAATCGCTATTTCGGGTTGCGCTGAACGCATAAACTCGGTACGCAATGCAGTGGGTGATGCCAACTCGCCTTGCGCCCATTGCCAATACGCCACTTCATCAGGATTCGGTGAACGTCCAAGCGTTGACGTGTAAAGCTCTGGAATGGCATCGCGCAAAAACGCTCCGCGCAACTGCGCCGGTGTCCACTTTTCGTTGTTGGCGGACATAAGCCACCAGTTCACCTCATCGTCACGCGGCGCTCTGTTGAGTGCTTGCTGGTACAAAGTTTGTATGTCTTGTTTCGTTGCCATGTCTACCTCTAAATCGACGTTGCACTGATGACGCCAAGATTGCTAACTGTGATGCTGTATCGCGTTCCGTTTGGCGATCGAAGGATCAACCGCATACCCTCCACAAACTCAACGTCTTGTAACTTCTTTAAGTTCAACGCATCAGCACTTTCCAAAGCACGGTTGCGTTCACGCTCAAGCGTTGATGAATATTGCGGAAGCGGTGCGGGTAACTTCATCGCCCGCTACCCGGTACAGCGTCCAAGCGGATCGTTCCAACACGCCAATCAGCGTCAGCATTTCCGACAACGCGCATCGCTACCTGGCGACCCGTGAACCTTACATTTGTGTAAGGTTGCATCGAGTAAGGGCCATACGTTGTGGAAGAAGACTCTGGTGTTGACTGCGTGTAAAACGTCAACTTCACTTGGCCTTGTGACTTTTCATCCGGCAATATTTGCCGCACTGCCATGAACCGATCACCCGTTGACAGTTCAACCGGGCCTGATTCCGCGTAACGCGTGGACGTTAACGGTGATCCGTTATCTGTCCATCCTGATTCATGTTCGTAAAGATAACCATCTGTTCCGACCGCCAACGGGTATTGGAAAACGCCTGCATCCGTCCAGCATGTTCGCGTTAATGCGCCAATTGACCAATGATTTTCTCGGTAATTCCAAATGACGTACCGATCAACCTCGTCTGATGACGCTGAAGGATAGAACCACCACACTTCGCCAAAAGCCGAGTTTTGCCCTGCATACACCTTGGCAATTTGCGTGACATTTATATCGCTAAATACATAATCGCCTACCGAACAAGACAATGGTTGCAGCTGGCCGTTAAATAAGAAAAACGATTTGTCGCTCATCCATACCGCACCACCCTCGATCACGGCAACGGCTTGCGGGCCAATCAAACCGCAAAACGAACCCACTTTTTCCTGACCATATACCAATGGCGGCCCAAGGTAATTCATCACATGAGCGTCAGTTTCAGTAAGTATTAGCACCTGGCCGCGAATTCTTCTTGCCGCTAATATCCTTCCGCTCGTTTGCAGCTCTAACGACCCCGCGGTATTCGTTCCTGATGGCGTCCAAACCGTGTTGTCCTCTTGATCTGACCATTGCACTAAACGCGGGTTACCGCCAGCGCCAAGTGCAAACAAATAACGCTCTGGTGTAACGATTAGTGCCGTGTTGTCGGTTGGCGCGTTTGTGATGGCGGCGGCGTCCGACCCTGTGTTAAGCGCCCACTCGTAAAGTTTTCCATCTGAGTTGGCACATGCTACAAGGTTTTCGCCCCAGTTATCGAGCGACCAGGTTGTTGCATCTAACTCAGACCCTACAGACCTTTTTGTTCCCCACGCTGAAGCCCCGTAACCTCCAGCACCATAACCAAATCCAGCAACAGAAGATGGCCTTCCAATGTTGTATCCAGTTGGCGTAATATCATGAAAATTCCCGCTGTTCCAAACATAAAGTTTGCTATGCGTGCCAATTGCAAGCCACTTATCGTAATCATTGTCACGCCATGAAAACATGCCACGCGCCGAACCTGATAGCGTGTCAGTGGTAGCGCGCTGCCATCCACCAATTGGCCGCATGGTTCCCTCGTACCACCTAACCAGATTGGCGTCCCAATACCTACCCGCGGCCTGGTAATTGGTGCCGTTCCTATATACGCCTGGTGGTAACTTGAGCGGTGCAAGCATGTTTATCTCATCATAAGTGCTTCAGCTTCACGCCTACGCGTTAAACCACGCATCACACGTCCGCGTGCTTTGTTCCACTTCACGCACTCCTCGCGCGCCCCTGCCCAATCGCCTGCGTCGATGCGTCGCTTAAACGTTGAGATCCGATAGTTTCCTAACCCGCAATTGTATGCCCACGACAGGACAGCTGCGAATCGGCGTGGCGCGGCGGAAACAAGCCTCGGTGATAGTTTGATAAGTCCTGTGGCAAAGTGAATCAGGTGAGCCTCTAAGCGTTTCTCGCATTCCGCCATCGACCAAACGGTTGTTGGCGTTACGTCCGGGCCTGTTGTCCCAAACCCTATTGTGTAAGGATCGCCATTGGAACCGGGATCGGGATACGCGGCAACCATACCGTTTGGCAATACCTTAGCGCAGCCCTCGAACGGAACCACCAATAAGTCTTTGGCGATCTTGATGGCTTCTTTCATTGTTTCTGGTACTTCTCAATGGATCGGCCAACAAACCAAAATGACACGCACATGGTGAAAAGGCCAAAGTCATCCGAGTCCCATGATTGGTTTAGCACATCCTGCCAACTCGCTTGCGATTCAAACGCTAGATAGATGGCGGCAACCTTCACGGCTGCGTACATAAAGAAAAGCGACCAGGTGATCCCGGGACGCACTAGCGCGGATATGGCCGCCACGAACCAACCAGCGGATTTGGCGGTTTCGGCTTGCTCTTCAAATGCGGCTTTGATCGTATCGAGTTGCGCAATGGAATGGTCAACGTACTTCTCTTCCATCTTGAATTGGCCGCGCATTTTCTCCAAATCGGTTTGGAGTTGAAACATATTCAACTCATGCTGCCGTTCGTTCTTTTTATCCATGAACTTTAAGATCTCTGGCGCGAGCCTGAATAGGCCGCCAAAGATCGAACCAAGAAGTCCACCGGATAACAGGTCAAACATATCAGTGCAACTTGAACGTTGTATTGATAAGCAACAGGATAATGGCTCCTGCGCTTGCGATAAGGATTTGCTCCAAACGCTTTAAGCGGGCGTTGATGCCTGCGTAACGTTCAGCGCAGACTGCTTCATGCGTTGACAATTTAGCCTCCACGTCTTTAGCGTTTGTGTTTGAATCCAATCTATGCCTCCAGCTTCAAACCAGTTAAATCCATTTCCTCGCCAACTGTGCCAACGGGAAACGTGTTAAACGATAGCGATATGCGTGTCTGCTCACCCTGAACCGTAGGCACCATGTGCGTTAAGGATGAGGGAAAAAGAATCAACCGGCCAATGAATGCCTCAAACCACCATGACTCTGAGTTGTACGCATTCCAGTTGTCGGTGGGAAACTTGATCTGCTGCCAACCGTCTTTGTAGAAGTAAATCCTGTCATCAGGATTGGTCTGCAAGTAAAACACGCCTGAGATGTAGCTATTCGGGTGGGCATGTTTGTGGTGATACTGACCCTGCTCAGAGTAATTGCACCAGCTTTGTGTGATGCGTAGGGATACGTTGTGCTTGGGATCGACCGTGGCTTTGAAGTATTCAGCCACGCTGTCCTCAATGAATGATCTGAGACTTGTCATAGCCGGATTGCGAAGCACGAAGTTATCCGTGCTTGTTGTGTTGCCCATGTTAGGCCGAGTCTCAAGCTCACGCACAAAGAACATCTCCTCGTCCGTGAGTTCACGGCCAAGGTCTGCAAAACCTACAGCAGTTGGGAATAAGTTATGTAGGTTCATAACCTATTTAATAGTATCTGCATTTATTAATAAATTAGCCAAGAAATCAATCTGACTTGGAACCTCCCATGCGCCTGTTTGTTCATTAAATATTGCATTTTCACCGGGCTTTGGAGGAATAAATTTGCCATTTATGTAAAGCCCTCCAATATAAGCGGGATTTGATTCGGTATATTCAACAAATCCATTGGTATCCCAATCATCATTTGCAACAATGATGTTTTGAACTACGCCATTCTCATCTAATTTAGCAAGCGTTTTCATGCCAAATACCTCACAACAACCAAACCGTTATACCCATCACCTCCCGCCCCATTTGCTGGAGTTCCGGCCCCCCATCCACCACCGCCCCCACCGCTTCCATAAGATGTTGCACCAGTGGTAAACCTTGCGTGTGAAGTATTATTGCTTAACCCACCAGACCCTGCGCCAGTCCCGCCAACACCACCTCCTGCACCGCTTCCGCTTAAAACAAGGCATCCGCCGCCGCCGCCCGAACAAATGTAAGTCATTCCGCTAAATGATGTGAAATTCGCTGAAGTAAAGTTTGAATCAATACTTGTTAATTGATACCCTTGGCCTCCAGCACCACCAGTTCTGGGGCCAGTTGCACCGTTCCCACCACTTTGCCCAGATCCAGCGCCACCGCCACCGCCGCCTGCATAAGTATTCGCATCATTAGATCCACTTCCACCTGCATTTGTATTTGACCCAGACGCACCACCCCCTGACCTATTGCCAGCACCCCCTCCGCCTCCAGACCCTCCGGTAGATCCGTTTACGCTTTCGCTTCCTCCGCCACCTCCGCCAAGAGCGGAAACATAAGTTGTCCCTCCAAGCGAAAAAGATGACGCTCCGCCACTTGCTCCAGCGCCTCCTGTCCCTTTTGCGCCGATAGTGACAGTGTAATTTCCCGAACCTACCGATACAGTCGTAAATAAATCAAGTTCTGCTCCACCACTACCGCCAGCAACGTTGTTACCTCCGGCACCTCCAGCTCCGCAAGCCATAACAGAAACGTTACCGCTTCCAGTAACAACAAGAGTTCCTGAAGTGGTAAAGACATGATATTTATAAATGCCAATAGTTTTTACTTCGTCCCCTCCGGTTGCTGATAATTTCCCACCGCCGGACAAAAGGCCAAAATTTTTTGCAGACGCGGCACCGCTTGTACTTAATAAAGGCATAAAGTACCCCTCAAGCAAATTTTGATTGCGAAGCAAGAATTGTGTATGAACTTGCGGCCGTCTTTATGATGCTAAAAGAATAAGCATCAATAGATGTTGTATTACCTGCTGATGGGGCCGTTCCACCTTGCCACTTAACCGTAACGTTAGTCGTTGTGCTATCAACTTGAAACCCGGTTGGGTAGTACGCAGTTGGGCCATTCGTTACGAGAAACGCGCAAGTAATGGATTGACCCGTGGTGATGAAGTTGTTAAGCGTTGTCGCCGCATCGCCGCGGAAGTTAAACGTCCAGTTGGCGGAAGCGTTTGACGTGTAATAGTTAACAGCGCGCTCGGTAAGGTCAACGTTAACCGTTCCGGTTGCCGCGGTTGCAGAAACGTTTGCCGTTTCAACCACGGGTTTGATAACCATCTTCCCTGACGCTGTTATGGCGTCCGTTGTTGAATCGCCAAGCGTTACATTGCCTGATGCGGTAAGCGTTGTGAATGCACCGGCACCAGCAACGGTTTGACCAATTGATACACCGTTGATCGTTCCTGCGCCCGTCATGTTCCCGCCAAGCGTAAGCGTCTTACCTGATCCAACGTTTAAACCAACGCTTGTACCGCTGCCCGCTGCCGCGAACAACGCATCGAGCGTATCCATATTCGTGTTGAGTTTGTAACCCCATGTGTCGGTTGATGCGCCAACTTCAGGCTTGGTAAGTGAAAGGTTACTGGTTGTTGTATCGGCCATGATTTACCTCGTTATGCGGCATCCCGCCATGGTGAATTGATTGGCGTCCATGTGTTGGACGGATCTGTGATGTTTGTCCAGGTGGTGGTAACAGGTGCAACGGGATTCCATTTCAAACCGCCATCGGCTGACATGGATGAACCAACTTGAGCAAATGCTGAATCCTCAAGCGTCGTACCGGCATTAGCCGTTGCATTTGATTCAGCGACGGCATGTGCTTGCGGACTTGCATCAACGTTTGCATCAGCCGTTGCATTTGATACAGCGCTGGCAATGGCTTGTGATCCTGTATCGGTTTCTGCGTTTGCCGTAACTGTTGATTCAGAAGCGGCAAGCGCAATGCCGCCACGAACCGCAATCCCTGTTGCAGACTGTTCACTAGTGCTGGCGGCCTGCGCGGTGCCATCTCTGACAAATTCTCCTGATGCGCTTGCCGTGGTTGTGCTGGTTGCGGTTGCAGTTCCTGATTGAAGGAATGCACCGTTTGCCGTTGCGTTTGTTTCAGATGCTGCACTAGCGGTTGCGCTAAACCGTATACCACCAAGCGCAGTTTGTGTTGAATCGCTTGCAGCGGCAGCTGTTCCCGAGAACAGAATGCCGCCTGTTGCAGTTGCTTCGCTTGTGCTTGTGGCAAATGCCGATTGACCAGAAACAACTTCAGCACTTGCGCTAACCGTTGATGTTGATGCGGCAGTTGCCGTGCCATCGGCAACCATTTGCCCGGTTGCTGTTGCACTGGTATCGCTTGATGCTGGCGCATCACTTTGGCGTATAGCCGTTCCGCTAGCCGTTTGCGTTGATTCGCTTGCTGCTGCGGCTGCGCCATCTTGAATGATGGTGCCAGTTGCCGTAACCGTTGAAACTGAATTTGCTTCAGCGGTTGCGCTAATAACGCCAGCGCCCGCCGAATACGACCCTGAACCGTAGGCATAGAATCCGTAATTAGCCAATCCGCCCGATATTTTTTCGCCATCCGCGGCTGCGCTTGATACGGCGGTGCTAACGGCTTCGGCTTCAATACCGCCTGGCGCAGAATATTTACTGACGCCATAGGCACCGCCGCCGTAATTACTAACAGCTGCATCGGTTCCCCATTTGCCGCTGCCGTAAGCACCATTGCCATAGTTAAGGGCCATTCACTTACGCCAAAGTGACTGACAGATTTCCAGTTGCAAAACGGAATACATCACCACTTCCAACAGCTTTGCTTGCCGTTAGATCAGCCCATGACAGCATATTGCCTGATGTGCTGGCGTCGAAAATGGCAGCCGCCACAACCGTACCCCATGAACCGGATGCCGTTGGAAATTCAACGTTAGCCGAATTGGATGCTGTTGTTGGCGATGTACCTGTCACACTGAACGTTGCCGCGGTGCGTGCGTAGCTGTTGCCCGATACTTCCGTACCGCCGCCAGCATCCGTAGGTGCAACGGTGAAAAGACCAACGTAAAGCGAAGATGGTGATGTGTAAGCCGTGTTAGTAAACACATGCTTCATCACTTTATCTTCAAGATAATCTGAAAATGAACCTGCCATGTTAGTAGCTCCTTGCTCTCATGCGCGGCGTTGTGCCGCTAAAGTTTGACCTTTGCTCTTCAAGCATCAGATCGTTGAAGGCTTCCTTATATAGAGTGCCCCAAGTGGTAATGCGATCATCATCGCGCAAGTAAGGTGCGCTTTGAACCAATGCGCCATATAGATACATGGCTGGCGATTTCGCAAGCAACCAGTTGCTTGTATTGCTATCCGAAAGCGCCGGAATCTTTTTGTAGTACGACATTTCAACCGTGTATTCGCCACCAGGCGTTGGGATCACTTCAAACGTTTGACCGACAATTGAGTAATACTTGGGTTCGTTGGCGGCTGCAAAGTAAGTGGATCGCAAATCGTCGGCTTGCTCGTTGCTCACAAATGACAGCTTCATAGGCGTTGCTGTGTTCAACTGTATGTTGATCATTTGCAGGAAATCGGCAGGCAACTCGGTGTACTGCGTATCAAGTGATGCCGTTGCGCGCTGCACCATATCGCGCGTTCTCACATTGCGATTGAACGTTGCTTCCGCCAACTCGATGAATGTCGGAATGACGGACGTCAAGTCATCGCGGTTCAACCAATCCGCAATACTTGTTTTCAATCCGCTGTAAGTATTCAGTGCCATCAAGCCACCTTTTGAGATTCTTCGACCGGCGCGCCAGCTTGTTTTCTGCGCTCATCTTCCATCGGTCGGAGTGCCCAGGTATGCTCGTGCTTATACTCAAAGGTTCCGATGTGTCCAATTTGCTTGGACAGGTCATGATCAATATACAACGGAATGCCGTTCTCCCGCAACAGCTTGCAGAAATAGACATCTTCGCCCATGTAACCTTTTGCCGCGGTATCCCATGGCGTTGCAAACCATGGCATGTCAATGACTTTGAAAACGTTGATGTCCACCAGCATCACGCCAGTGCCAACCATATCAACTTGCTCCAAACCCGTGTCTTCGGGCATCGAGTAACGCAATACTTTTCTTCCTGTTGCTTTATCGTAGTTGCCAGCCGTGGGGCCGGTTGGCATTCTGCGCCTGGCGCAGTTTGCCGCCACAACGCACTCGCCATGGGCCAGTAGGCGCGCGATGGTGTCAGCCGGAAAGCGCATGTCGCTATCAAGAAACAGCAGATAGTCTGCATTGGCGTGGATAGCGTTCATGACTAATTCGGTGCGCTGCGAGCAAAGCAATGTACCTTGGCTCATCAGCAAATTCACAATGTCACCCGTGTTGCCAATGTGGTGGCTAACAGCATTCACCAAGTCAAAGGTGAACATCGTATGTACTTCATCGCGTGCCGGCACGCAAACAGAAATAATCCGTTTATCAGTCATTAAACCCTCCCAGGTCTTGTGCGAAAGTGTCGATTGTCTGGATCATTAAGCCAGCGCTTAAAGTCCGTTTGATTGCGCGTGATGCCTTTACCTACCAGTTCCATAAATAAATTCATAGGAATGGAAGCGACCTTCACGCCATGACCATCACCTGACCATCTTGCACGTTCATCGACCTGGTTGAATTCAGTCTTATTGGTTTCAACAATGGGTTGGACGTTTTGGATTGTCTCGATGACAGCCGTATCGGTATCCTCATCAAAATGCCAGATTCGGGTGATACCTAGAAGCTCGTCTTGTTCAAAGATCCGTTTTTCCATGTAAAAAAGGGCGGGTTTCCCCGCCCCTTCCTAAGTCAAGATTACGACGTGAGTAGGTCAGCGGCAATGCCGTGTGCCTTCTCGTTGTATACGGCAAGACCGTATTCCGCCAAAAGCAAGCGCTTCTCAGCGTCACCCGTGGTTGCAAGTTCAACTTGCTGGAATGGGCGCAGGAAATGCACGCCAGCGTAGTCGGGCGACAATACAAACGCATCGCGCTCACGCTGGAAGCGGTTGGGAACAATGTTGACTTGGCCAAAGTCTCCGACGTAGATGTCAGCCGCGCCAATGATCTGCGCCTGCTTTCCAGCCGGCACATCGCGGTAACGCGTTGCAATACCGTTGAAACCGCTAACGGTTTGCTTGTTGACTGGACCAGTCATCACAATTGAAGGCTCGCCGCCACTCGTCCACACTTGCTGAAGGACGCTCTTAAGGATCGTCTCAGTAAACGTGCGAACCGTTCCATCCGAACGCGTTGCTGTGGGAAGCGTGGTGTACGAAGGATTGCCGCCACCTGAACCAACGGATGTGTTGGTCTTGATGAACGCCAACAACGAACCAGTCTTTTGTGCGGTTGTGGAGTCACCAGCAGTTGCGCCTTGGTTGGCCAACAGGATGGTTTCCATGTCACGCTTTAACTCGGCAGCTTTCTTCGCCAACTGGTAAGCCAGTTCGCTCTTACGACCTGCTTTGTTAACGGCTTCCATGGTGCCGGAAATCACAACAGTCTTGCGGCTAATCTGTGTGTAGTTGCCCAACTGAACGGTTGGCGATACGGCTTCATAAGTAGTGAGATCATCACCCTGAAGCGCTGCGTTGCTAGTTGTTGCATCAGCAAGTGCGTCGGTCTGCCACTGGAACAGCGTATTGGAAGCGGTACCGCGACCAATATTGTTCATGAAAGGCGTGGTTTCGGGAGAAATGTTGTAAATCTGATTGCTTAGATCCTCACGGATACCCTTTGCAGAGTAGGTGAGGAAGGTGTTTGATGCGATTGTCATGATAGTTCCTAAAGAAGATGTTCAAAAAGTTTGGCTGCGTCACGGACGTTGCCCGTTTTTGCAAGGCGCTGTCTGGCGCGTGTTACCTCATTCACTTGAACCTTCGCGGCTTGTGGATTACCTGGCGCAACAGTCTTTGTCTTTGGCGCTTCAACCTTAGCTTTCACCGTTTGTTGCTTCGCCATAATCTGATCAAACATCATGGCTTTGCGTAAAACCTTTACGACACGATGATCAACAACGCCCTTCAAATCATCGGGTGAAAAGCCTTCTTTGACGCCAAAATCAATCAATGCAGCTTTTTCGGATTTAGCCGTGTCTGGATTCTTCCATTCCGGTATGGCAGAAACCAACAAATTCGCTTCTTCCTTCAACTTAGCCTGCATTGCGCGATGATATTCCTGCTGTTGCAACTGATTCAAGCGCTGGAGTTCGGCCTGTGATGCCGCCAATTTCTCTGAACGCTGACGCTGCAACTCGGTTTGCCGCACCCACTCAATTGGATCTTCCCTATAAAGTTTTTCCATATCGACGGGTGATTCTTGCTGCTGCTGCAATTGTTGTTGCAATGCAGTAAGCAACTGTGCATAAGTGGCACGCTCTTCACGGACTGCACCAAGCTCTGCTTCAGCGGCTTTGCGCTGTTCTGCAAGTGCTTGTGTTTTCCGTGTGTAATCCGCGGTGCGCTGATAGCCTTTGAGCAATTCGTCAAGCGGAACCTTCTCTTCCTTACCATCAACTTTAACGGTGAAAGTGGGTGGCTCTTCGGGTTGCTTGCTTTCTTCGCTTTCCTCGGACTCGCTGGACGCTTCAACGTCATCAGACTCTTCGCCTTGCTCGTCTGAATCGGCTGCATCATCCCCTGACGCCTCAACGTCGCCCTGTGGCTCCGTTTCGGCTTGCGCCTCTGTCGCTGCCTGTTCTCCGTCTTCTTCGGCAAGCAATGCTTCAAAGGCTTGTGCGGCTTCACGCACACTCATGGCGGCATTATCCGCCAAAACAACTGATTCGTCACTCATAAGATTCCCTGTTTCGATTCGGACCGCTTGCGCATACGATCAATCGTGGCGCGCGTGAGCGTTCCATCTGCCAAGACACTGCTGAAAAACTGTTGCACACGTTCAAGTGCTTTGAATTCGGAAAAGATTTTCTCTCTAACGTCAACCGATTCACTCATTGCCCAATCGTCAAGCAATTGTTGCCTAACGGCTGACCACGATTCTTGGTAAAGCGTGCTTTCTAAAATGCGCCTTGCTTCATTGCTGCGCTGGATACGTTCTTCGTTAGTCATTGCATGGGTTGCATGGGTTGCTGTGCTTCCATTTGCATACGCTCACGATCAACGGCCATCTTGGCGTTGATTTCGGCTTGCGTTTGCGCCAGGCTCACACCGTATTTCAATTCCATTTCTTGGCGGCGCAATATGCCATCTTGTTCAATCCTGTCGCGCTCACGATCATCAGCGCGAAGCATTTTCTCACGTTCCAGTGCCAACTCTGCTGCTTTCTTTTCAATATCGGCTTGGATTGCCTGAACCTGTACTTGCGTCAATGCTTCAGAAGGATCAGGACGTGGTTGCGGTTGCGGTGGCGCGTAGTCCATGGGCAATTGATTGATAAATTGCGTTGTGTCCTTGTATCCCGCCATCTCGATCAGCTTGCCTAGCGTGTTGGCGTATTGACCAATTGTCACCAACGGATTATTAGGGCCAAGCGATTGAAGGATTTGTTCTTGCTTGGCGGTAATCGCTTGCAAGAATTGGATCTTCTCGTCAGCGCCACCCGTTCCAAGACCAACGTTAACGCTTACATCCATCGTTGCATCCCAGGCGCGTGGATCAACTTCCACCCACTGGTTGCGCAAACGCACAACGCGCGGCTTGTCTTGATGGCGCGTGATCAGGCGCAGCAATCCTTTGAACAAACGCTTCATGCCGATTTCGGCAAAGATGCGTGCAATCAACTCGATATGCTGTTGGGCGGCTTGAACAGTCGCTTGGACCGCCAAACGTGTTGTGGACTGCAATGCGTCTGCATTCAAGCCCATCGACGCTTTCGACATGCCAGTGCGCGCTTCTTTAACCTGATCCATGTACTCGATCATGCCAAAGGCTTGTTGGCCAACAAATGGCGTATTGAATGGCTGCACCATGCCTGGCGCTCTGGCGCGAATAATGGCGCCGTTCTCATTGTTCAACACATCATCAAGATTGACTTGACCTTCAACGACAACGGTGCGCGGGTGAATGGATTGCGCCAACGAATCAAGCATGTTGCGAAGAATCACGGACTTGATGCGCTGGATGTCCATCGTGACATCAGCCGTTGACATGCCAAAAAACGTATGCGGTTCAGGATCAGGCACAAAGTAGGTGAACGGTATATCGTCAGCCGGCTCGTTGGCAACGATCTTATATGACGGACCCATGGTGCAAATCTTGCGCAACTCGGCAATGCCATCGCCATCAACATCAAGGCGAATATATGATTCAAGATATAAGACGCGGCGCTGCGCAGGGTTGTTATCACTTTCACCAAACATCATTTGTGCAGGATTGCGCGCAATGCGTTCAATGTTAGTGTCTAGCTCATCTTCACCCGTGTTGGATTCAACCTCTTCTTGGTCGTAACCCATGGCCACCAACTCAGAAACAGTGGCAAGTTTGCGATGAGCAACAATATCGGCGTCTTCAAAACTGCGAGCGCGTCTGTCAATGATGAATTCTTCGGGCGCCAATGATTCAACACGCACTTTCTTGATCGTTGTCTTGCGGCGGATCTTGACTTCGTGAACCATCACGGTTGGCGTTAGTTGCTGACCAGTGACTGGATCAATAACGGGTGGTGGCGCGTTGTTGTCGATCTCGCTTTGAAGATCAACCATTTCAACGCCATCTTGGCTCAACAGTAACGTTAGCTGCGCATCATCCATGCCGCTATACGTTTCGTTTTTTTGGTAGACCTTTTCATCAATCCACCACTTAATTACACCCGTTTTCCGCACCAAAGCATCTTTGAAAGCGGCGTGAAGCGTCACAAAGAAATTATTGTCTTCGTTCAGAATGTATCGGACATAGTCGGTGGCTTGCTCTGCCATCGGCACATCTTCTTTGGAACGCGGCACATACTGCACAACGTTCTCGCTGGAAAAGAAAATGCGCATAAGGCTTGGCAAAATGGCTTGTACGGTGTCGCGCACATCCATTGAAACAACTTGGCTGCGACCCTCTTCTTCATCGCCAAACGCATCGCCAAAATAATACTCGGTGGCTTTGGCGCGAAGATTGCCAATCTCTAAGTCAATGAAATTGACAGCGTCATAAAGTTCAGCGGCAACAACGGCTTGAATCTCCGTGTCATCCATCTTTTGGCCGGATTTGATGCCCGTTGCAAGTTCCGCTTCAATGTCCATGTGTCACCATTTCACCTTGTTGGCCCAATAAGCAGCGCTCATTTTACCTTTAGCGATGTTCGCCGCATGGCGTGCTTTGAAAGCCTCGTTTCGTTTGGATCCTTCAGGACTTCCGCTGACGCCTTGCTGGCCAAAGCGAATCAGCTTGACTTCGTCACCCGATTTCGCCAAGACAGCGTGAGATTTCGTTGGGTGGCTTGGCGTTTTCTTTGGCTTGTTGTAACCGGAAAACGTCTCTGATCCGCGCTTAATCACGCCATTCACTCCTGGCCTGGGAAGTTTGACCTGTAAAAACGCATAACTTGCATTGTGCGTCGATTATCTTGATCTCTGGTGATGGGGCCGCCAACAAGCCATGCGTCACATGTCCTTGATGCTGCGCATTTGAAGTGGAACAATTCGCAATACCCAAGATTTGCAGCGTCTTGGACCATAGCTTCAAGATCAACGCTTTCATCGTCATCATTTTCTTCGCCTTCCGCGGCGGCGTTTTCAACATCGCCTTCGTAATCGTCACCTTCTTCGCTGTGCATACCTTCGGTGATGCACTCGATCATGCCTGGCGTTTGAATGAATGCTGCGCAATTACCGCAGCGCATACTCATGGCTTGCTCTAAGTCAGTGTTCCAAGTCTTTGATTTTGCACGCCAAAAGTCATCGTTTGGTAATTCAGGATTAGCTGGACCGTAGCCAACATTAGCAAAAGCCCAATTGCGATTCTTAAGATTCGCAAGCGGATCTTTTGTTTCAATCGGACATTCCATCACATGGGCTTTCGTGTGATGCCGGCTTCAGATAACGCAATGGCCACGGCTTGCTTGGGATTCTTGACCTTCGGGCCTTCCTTGCTACCCGAATGCAATTTCCCTGCTTTGTATTCCTTCATGACTTTGCTGATCTTTTTCTCGGCTTTGGTTTTCATGGAATGATGTCCGTGATGGTGACGTGAAACGAATGATTATGGCCAGAAATGATTGCCACTTTATCGCCAGGCTGAACAGCAACGTATTCGTTGGTGTAAGCAGGAATAATCGGGTGATCGGTGGTTGCCGTGGGATTGGCGCCGGTATTGAAGTGCAAATGCTTGCCATCATCCGAACCATTGGAGATTCGCATGAGCGTCACGCCGGTGCCGGCTGCGTGCGATTGCTGGCTTACGTCTGACGTGGTGAGCATCGTGGTTGTGCCAAATTTGCCCACCATCGCCGGAAGCAACTGACCTTGTGAGTCACGAACGATTTTGCTCATTTGGATCTCGCAGCGCGCATGTTGTCAACAAGATTCGGATAAGGCCGACCTGCTGACTTCGCCATGGCTTTGGCGGATGCTTTCTCTTTCTTGGATAGCCTGTCGGGCTTTCCAAGGCTTTTTGGACGTGGCTTGTCCCAAACGGGTTTGGCTTTCATGCACAAACCCTATACGAAGACTTGAAAAAAATCAAGATGCGTGTTAATCGCCCCTGATCTTCTTGATCAACTCAATGCACTCATCAAGCAATTTGTCGGACTCTTCGAGCAACTCTTTGGCTATTTCGTTGCACACTTCCATTCTGACTTCAATCGGAATGTTCTCGACTAAGTTATTGACTGTGGCTTTTACCGCCAATTGATTGAGATTCATGGCTTTCCCTTTTCCTGTAACGCCAAACAGCACTGTTGGATGACATCGCAAGCATCAAAGTCTTGCTCAGCGGCATACTTTCTGTACAACGCTTCAAGCCTTTCCTCGCAACGTTGTGTGACTTCATTTTCAACGTGATTCGCCAAAGCAATCAGCTTGTCAGCCCACATAATCTTATTCGTCATTAAGTTATGTGGCATCTTCAATTGCCTGGCGAATTCCAGCACTTCTTCATCCGTCATGATTTCCCCTCGTTAACTGTTGTTTGATGGCATCGCTCATCTTCGGCAATGGCGACCAAGCAATCGCCCAATCGCTCCATGTACCTATGACGCACACACCGCCAGGATTCAATAACAACATTTTCACGCCTAGCGGTGGCGGCTCATCGCTTACGGTGCGCCAAGTGGCTTGCCCTGCAACGTAATCTCTCACGCCGCTGGACCGCCAAGATTGAACGGATTATTCCAAGCCAACTTCCTGTTTCTCGTTTGTGGCTTGTGATCAATGGCGTTGTAACCGTAAGACCATGCCGGCTTTTTCGCCAAGGATGACTGAACCCTGATTAAGGTTCGCGTCACTTTACCCTCGTCAAGCAAAACATCAAAAACGTTTTGCACAAGCCGCGGGTTGATCTTTAACTTATCGGCCATTTCTTTAACCGTGACGGGCGTTGATCTTTTTTGTATGTAACTCAAGCACGCATCACCGCGATCAGTTTTGGCTTTCGATCTGATCCTGTAAGCAGACATCGACATCACGCCACCCTCAGGTTGAATGGATTATTAAAGTTAATCACTTGCTTTTGATTAGCCAGTTTATAGCGGCGCTTTTTGCCGCCAAAACGATGCGTGGTATCAACAGCAACAACAACACCGTCGGTCATCATTTGAAGCATGTAGCGATACGTTGTTGTCATGGATAGCTTGCAAGCCTTGGCAATTTCTTCGCACGTCAACAAACCATCTTCTTGCTTGCCAAGTAACGTTTCAATCATTTCCAGCGGCGGTCTTTCTTTAAGCAGAGAATCGCTTACGCCAGGCAAAGCAAAGTAAGACCTCCAGCGATTGTTCTTGTAAACATGCTTTCGCTTAATCAATTTGCGCTCTAGCAAATGCCTCAACAAACGATGAACGCCATAAGTCTGAACATTGAATTGATCAGCAATATCGTTTGCTGATACCCAACCATTGGCCTCGATCGTTTCGTAGTAAGCCTTTTCCGATGTCGAAATAAATTTACCGTCAATCACTTTTCTCTCCTGTTAAACAACTGCCTTCAAATTTCTTTTCAATGGTTTGTTCCATTTCGATGTGTAGGACTTGCCGTAAAGCGCAATGCCTGCGTCGCTAGCAAAGGTCAACGCCAACGCATCGGCCATATCAGGCGAACCAATCCCGCGCTTGCGCATCTCGTCTTTGCTCTCTAGCTTCATCTTGCCGCTCGAGTTGAACGTGTAACGCGGTGCGACAAGTTCCGCCAATAACGAATCGTCCTTGGGTAACTTGCAATCGCGCTTTTCAAGCCATGCTTTCATCTTGCCCCATAGCTCGGCGCGCAAGTTAACGTAAATCGTACCCATGGCAGGGGACTCTGCAACGTTGATGCCGCGCGCTGGCAAACCCAATTCCCTGAGTCGATCAACAACACCGGCACCCAACCCAATCGAATCGACCAGGATTTCAATGGGCCTATCTTCCAATTTCACGGCTTCGTATTCAGCAACCACGGCACCCGTTGTCTGCATCAAATCCAAATTCTTCCACTTGCGAATCTCGTTGACAGCGTTTCCTTTCCTTTTCGCCAATGCCGTGGCGTCAGTACCAAATCGCGCCACATCCAATCCCCACACGATAGGCGCATCTTCCGATGTTGATACATCACGATGGAAAGCGCTATCCACCAAATCAAACCCAATCAACGTATCGTCATCCGTTTTTGGAAACTCACCCAAAACGCGAATCCGAAATGCGTTGGATTCCTCGCCATAGCGCGACGCCATATCAGCGATGTAGTCCTTCGACACGCGCCTTGAGTCATAGCAAGACACGCGACGCGTCCACCATTCATCCTTCAAACGATTGTGCGTGTCAAAGAAAAACCCACTCGATTTCGTTGGGTTGCCAAGCAGAATCGTCACGGCGCTGTGACCCGACATGGAACCCGCGGCGGCTTCAAACACGGCTTCAGGAACACCCGACGCTTCATCCGCCACAAGCATCACATGATCGCTATGCACACCTTGCAAGGCTTCAGGTTGCTCGGCACGCGACGTCCTGGCCGATATAAACGCTTCCGTGGGTGATGCCTTAAGTTCAATGCGATCCGTTTTGGCTTCTAACAACTCACGCCACGCATCAGGCAATTCCTTGTGCCAACGCTTCAACTCGGCAAACAGTGCGTCATACAACTGCGCTGACGTTGGCGCTGTCACCACCACTTTCGATGGGTAGCGCGTCAACACAAACCAAAGCATCGCCCACGATGCCGCTGTTGACTTACCAACGCCATGACCTGATCGCACGCTGATCTTCCTCTCACCGCTCGATATGGCATCAAGAAATTCTCCTTGCCACACATCAGGCTCAACACCAATCACTTCGCGCACAAAAAGCCTAGCGTTGGGTCTGTATTTCGCCAACGCATCCCGAAATAACTTCACTAAATCATTACCGGCATCCACGATCAATCACCTTTTTGATAGCCGTATGCGAAACCTTCACGTTATGACGCCTTCCCACTTCCCACGCAATGATGCGCAGCGAGTACCTACCCGATAAAGCCTTGATCGTTTTCAATGCTTCTTGCTGATCATCAATCGGCACCAGGCGCGCATCTTTGCCGCTACCCTCTACGCCATAACCAAACGGCGGTTTGCCGCCAATATGACCGCCGGATGCCTTCTTCGCTGACTGCCCTGTGCGCTGTCGATCTTTGATCACTCGGCGCTCGTGGGTGGCAAATGCCGCCATGATCTCAAGCATCAACTGGCCATAAATATTCTTTTCATCCGTGACATCGCCATGGCCATTGATGATTAAACGAATACCGTCACGCTTAAACGCGTGAACAACGTTCAACGTATCCATCGAGTTGCGGCTAAACCTGTCTAGCTTTGACACGATCACCGTGTCACCACGCTCAAGCGTCACACCGTTTGCCGCCAAACGATCCATGAACCCAAGATGCCCTGATACGCCAGCATCTTCAATGAACCTATCAATGGCAACGTTGTGCGTCAGCGCATTACCCTCTACCTCTCTGCGCTGCGTGTTCAAGCTCGTCCCGTTGACCTGCTCATCCGTTGACACGCGCAAATAAGCGTAAACGCTCATAACGCCAACCAAATCATGATGGCGTACAACGCACCAAACATAGCGCCGCCAATGACCAAAGTAATGTTTGAAGATTTCATGCGTTCCCTCTTGTTGTGTTTGAAATGGGGCTTGCGCCCCTGTTGTGATTTATATCTCTTTGATAGCAAGCCACCACATTGCGTGGTCAATTGCCTCCTTCCAGTTGGGCGTGTAACGAAATGACTTTTTTTTCCTTTCATGCGCTTTAAGCTCATCAATGTAACCAAAAGCGAAAGTAAAGTCGTTGTCTCTTGTGATTTTTACCCAATAGTTTTTGGTGCGGATGTAACGAACATTGCGCTGAATTTTGCACTTTGAAACGGTAAACGTTTCCTTGACTTCATTGATCCTCTGATCAAATGTTTTTGTCGCTGTTTCCATGTAACGCCCCTCTTGTTGTGTTGATGAATGAATTACACCACGTTTACAGTCTGACGTGTGGCGCTATTGGAAATTTTTTTTTTCGCTAGCCGACGAACGGTAGGCGTGGGGGCGTGGGGGGTGGGCGTTGGCGCTGAACGCGTAAGCGCGGAACGCGTAATCGAATGGCGTGTAAGCGGAAAGCGAGTTGCGGGAATGACACACTGCCCAATTGCGCAAAGCGCAGATGGGCGCGTGTTTGGTCCCGCGCCAACGCCGCCCCGCCGAAAGCGAGAAAGGGGGGGGGCCGAGCGCGCGCCGCGGCGGCGCGACCCGCTGCTCGTCAGCCGTTGTGCGGTGCAGCATCCACCGTGTTGTTCTCGTCGTTTACGGCGTGAACATGATCGACAACACGCGACGCCATCAGGTGCGCCTGGTTCATGTTGACCTGTACTGCTATCTGTTGCTTTTGCTCGCCATAGGCTTGCTGGTTCCACTTCCCTGCTAACCATTGGCGGTACTTTGATTGAATGTTCGCTAGGTTCGCGGTTTGCGGTGTCGCTGTATCGACAATCTCCAAACCTTGCTCCGCCAGGCGATGGGCGGCCAACTCGCGTGCGTGCGCGAGGCCGCGCCTCCTCTCGGGCGTTTTCTCCGCCCACGCGT